AGGGTGCCAGCCTGTCCCATGGTCGAAGCGCTGAGAAAACGGGTGCCCAACGTGGCATCACCGACGCTGATCGTCATGCCGGTGGCGGTGTCCATGTCGCTCGGCACCGCGATGATGCTGAGCACAACAAACCCGGCCGGCACGGTAAACGCACTGACAATGCCGCCGGTTACGTTGTCTGCCGTGGTAACAGTCACGACGCGACCGAACACCTTCATGGTGCGAGCAAAGCCCTGCCCGCCAGTTTGTGGCTGAGTATAGTCCTTACGAGTTGCCATTGCGGTTTCCCCTTACAAAGGCATGTGAAGCTTCAACACAGAAAAAACGGGGGAGCGTAAGCTCCCCCGTGATGGATCAAGCTGACGCAGGTGCCGCGACAAAGCCTGTCGCCATTCCCCAATCGACAAGGCCAACGCCGGCGGCGTTGTTGATCGGCGCCTTGGCGATCTTAGCTACCCCGTATTGGGCTTCTACTCCCATCCCGCTTATGAAATCATAGTCTCCATCTTCGAGCGTTGTCGGCCGTGGCATCTGGCCGACCGCATAGGCCATCGCACCTTGGCCCATGAGGAAAAACGGCTCGACATCGGTCGACGAACCGGCGCCAACCAGAAGCAGGCGCTGGGTGATTTCCGGCATCTCCAGGTAGATGACGCCGTCGTAGGTCAGCCCGCCGCCCGTGAAGATCGGGTTGTTGCTGGTCGGCGAACTCTCGCGTTCGCGAGCATCGCGGTTGGCTTGGTACATCACCGGGTCGGCCTTGAGATCGCGCATCGCGCGCGAGCCCAGGAAGCAGACAAACCATTCCTGGTCGGTTTTCTTCAACTGGAATGGAGTAATTTTCGGCCGGCCGTTATAGACGCCCGGGTTGGATGCCGAGACACCGGTCTGCTGCGCGATCTGCTTCAAGTAGGAGCCGATCGCCGCCGTCATCTTGTCTGCGGTGGTGTCGCAATTGCCCGCCGCGGTAGCGAACGTCGCCACCGCTCCGGTTGCCACCGTGTAGTGGTTGCTCAAGACGGCGCCGAACAACACCCGGTCGTAATTGTTGGTCAGCCAGGTGTTCTTGTCAGCAGCAAGCGCCGCCGACCATTTCAGGCCATTGACCCGATTGCCCGGTGCGATCAGGCGGTTGGATTGCACCGATGCAGTCGGGATCGACAACAGCGCGTCGATCAGGTCGTCACGCACCACCCGCCGCGACCAGCCCGACAACAGCGAGCGAGCCGTGGAGCGGATCGAGAAGCTACTTTCCTTGTCGACCGCGCGGTTGTTGGCGACCGCGTTGCGGGCCCAATCGGCCCAGACCGGCATGCCGTAGCTGTCGATCTGTTCCTCGTTTCCGCGCAGCGTGCCGGCGCCGACACCGGAGCCGATCAATTGCGTGACGAGCGGCACCCGGATTTCCTTACCGTCCGCGGCAAGGTCTTTCATTCTCACGATCGGGAATGTGCTGTCGGCCCCCATGTAGGGGTCGAAGCGTGAGCTCCTCAAAAAGTCGGTAGCGGCGTCCCTTCTAAACTTAACGAGTTCATTGTTGACGTGGTTTGCGGTGAGGGCCATGGGCCGTCCCTTTCAAAGGACGAACGACCGCCCACGCGCTCCACAAATGAAAAAACCAGCCGCGAGGCTGGTTCGAACATTCAAGAGAAACGTGAGACGATCAGTTCGTGGTTGAGGACCAGAGGTCGTCGTCAGACAGATCTTGCTGCGACGCCCTCAATGCAGCGCTCGAACGGCTGACGCCGTTCAACGATGGAGCCAGCATGGGACGGCCATTAGACTGATTGCCCTGCGCTTCGGTTCGCCAGGCTTCCATCGCCCGCTTGCGAAACTCAGGATCCTTGAGCATGTCGTCACTGATCTTCTTGCGATACGCGCCGAGGTCGTTGCCGATCTCGGCTTTCGTCTTGAGATCGCGAAACCAGCCGATCAAAGTCTCACCAGGGTCGGCGGATTGCTGCATGCGAGCCCGCAGTGCGGGATCGACAAGCTGCTTGGCCGCCTCATAGGCCTGATCAAACTCTTCGCGGTAGGTCTTGCGCGCCGACTGAAGACTGAACTCCCGGCGTTCGTTGGCGAGGCGTTCCTCGAAACGCTTCTCCATGAACTCGCGGTAGCCGCGGGGATCGAGCAACGGATCGGGCTCCAGTGGCGGCTCGACAGGCTTTTCCAGTTGCGCCAGGCGCCGCCGGAACTCCTGCTGCTCGTACACCAGACGATCGCGTTCCTGCCGGATCGCGTCACGCTCGGCTTGCGCCGCGCGCCGCTCTTCGGTGATCTCCTTCAGCCGCCACGACGGCACCAGATGCTCGTCGCCTTCCTTTGGCGACGTATCGAGTTGCTCTGCTTGCCCTGGTTTGCCGTCCGGTTTCGGTTCGCTTTGCGGAGGAGGCGCAGGCTCGGGATCCGGTGGTGGTGGGGGAGTCGGGTCCGGTGCCTGTGGGTCGATCGCCTGATCGAACAAAGCGTCTTCAGTCAGACTGGTGACATCCTCTCGTTCAGCCATGGGTCATCCCTTTATTCCCGCGTGTCGCTGCGGCGCGCTGCCATCTGTCGCTTCAGGCGTGCGTTGCCCCTTGTCGCCCGGGCTGGCGGTAAGCCTGTGTCGGCGGCTTGTCCGAACTATCGTGCAGGGGGCGGCGCGTTCGCGGCGGCTTCGCGGTCCATCTGCATCTGGTGTTCGTGTTGCTGCTGATCGATCCGCATCGACGCCGAGGCCTTGATGCGCTCGATCTGCAATTCGGCTTGGGCTTGCATCCGCGCGATCTGCGCTTCGTTCTCGGCGCGCATCCGCTCCAGCATCATGTCCTGCTGCATCTGGCGCTGGCGGGCCTGCTCGTCGAGCTGCGCCTGCTGCTGCTTCATCACGGCGTCCTGCTGCGCCATCGCCGCCTCGCGCTGCGCCTTCTGCTGCTCGAGCATCGCGTTCTGCTGCGCCTCCTGGCCGTCGATCTGGGCCTTGGCCTGCATCGCCATCAGCTTGGGATCGGGCGGCGGCGGCTTGTTCTGCGCCTGGTTGATCTTGTCGATCATCGGCTTTTTCACCGACGCCGGCAGCGGCGCCAGCATGATGGCGATGTCGGGGAACTGCTGCAGGAAATTGGGTCCGAGCGATTGCAGCACCTGCAGGCTGTCGCCCTGCATATTGATGGTGTCCGGGCCTTCGTCGATGATGATGTCGACGTCGAGCGAGCCGAGATCGTTGACGATGAACGGCCGGCCGTACTGGTCGATCTCCAGCTTGTTCGCCTGGAAGAACTGCGCGACGTTCTGGTCGTCGGTGACGCGGATCCAGCGCTCAGCCTTCCAATGCCTTTGCACAATGTTCCAGCAGTCGCGGTAAACTCTAATTTTCCAATTTTTAAAGGCCGTCAAATACGGTCCCAATTCGGCGATGCCGGCCTGCTGCAGCAATTGGATCGCCCGGCCGCTCGAGTCTTCCAACCCCTGCCCGATCAGTGCCGGGTTGGGGCCGAAGTTCTCGATCTCGTTCTTGGCCTCCTGCAGGAGCTCGAGCTGACCCTTGAAGTCGTTCAAGGTGCTGGTATCGGCCTCCATCTTCAGGCCGGGATTGACCTCGACCCAGCCATCGGCCTTGGCCCATTCGCGGCGACTGACTTCGATATCGTCGACCGCGCCCTTCTCGCTGATCACCTTGCGGCTGTTCAACAGGTGCAGCGATTTGCTGCGGCGGTGATTGATCTCGTCCTGGGGCGATTTCAGGTTGCGCGGATAGCCGTAGCGGTCGCCGTCATGGTCGACCGCGGCGGAAAACATCCGGTATCTTGGAAACGTCTTGCCCTTTTCGTCGACGAACGGGCTGTCGCCGCGCATCAGCATCACGGTGCCGGCGTAGAGGCACCAACGCCACTTGCCGTCCCGGATGTACCAGTGATCGATCAGGCGGATCTTGCCCGATGTCGTGTTTGTCCAGTTCTTGTTGCGATCGAAATCGGTAACGTTAATCAAATCGCTGCCGGTCTCGGCCATGTCTTCGATGAGGTCGGCCTTTTCGGGAACGATCTCCTTGACCTGTTCCTTGGTGCACCATTTCGCCACGCCCAGGAACCGGCAGTCGGTAAAGCCCTCGTCGTATGACTTCGGATCGTAGAAAAACCCGTCGCCGTAGACGATGTGCAGTTCGAGCGACGGGTCGCCCGTGTCGCCCGTGACCAGATCGTATTCGATGCCGGCCAGGCCATCGACCGCGGCGCCTCTGGCGATGCGCGAGCTCTTCGACGCCCAGTCGTTGCTGTCCAAGACGTAACGCAGCACCGCCGTGGCGATCTCGGCGCCGGCATCGTGCTGTGGCGTGCGGGCAAAGGCCTTGGGATCCTGTCTGAGGCGCTCGATCAACCCCACCACCGCGTCGATCTTGCGAACGATGCGATTGGACGTGACGACCGGCTGCTTTCGCGCCCTTAAAGTTGCGATTTCCTCCTTGGTCCACTGGTCGCCGTGATAATAATGGCGGCTCAGCAGCATTTCCTCGCCTTCGTGGGTCTTGGCGCCGACAAATTCCTGGTATTGCTTGCGCAGGAAGGCGATGTCGTCTTCGTCGTCGCGGTAATCGTCGGTTTTTTCCGGCTTTTTGCCATAGCTTCCGCCCCGCAGTGGTTGCTGCGGTGCGTAGTCCTGAACGGCCATGGATTATTCGTCGTCTACGTCGTGATCCGCGCGGGAATCCAAACTGTCCTGCAGTTTTTCGATCTCGTCGAGCGCCTTGACGGCGACGCCATAGAGCTCCTGCGGATCGAGCGCAACTCTGGCAGTAATCCGCTCCTTAATCGTCGCGACCACCGCATCGATGACGCCCTGCTTCATGGCGACGACGACCTGGCCTTCGATCGATTCCTCAAACGGCAGACGATGCTTGGCCATTATTGTTTCCTTGGCTACTTTCCCGGCTTGCCGTTGATCCAGCCGTAGTCCCTGCGGCTCGGCGGCACCGTACTGGTACTGGGCGATGAAGTTGAAGATGTCGGTCTCGTCATAGTCGGCCTCGTCGAATGAAAGGATCCTGG